AGCATGATGTCCAACTTCTGATGAAGTCTAATTCTGCCGCTAAAACAGAATCTGGTGAATCGTTTGATTTGGGCCAGTATAAACGTGCGGCAGACCTTGCTTATCGCTACGTAAAAAATAAAGCGGAAGAAGATTCTTCCGCTGAAGATTTAACAGCTCTTGACAAAGAGGATAAGAATCAGCAATGACCAGTAGTTTTGCAGACCCCGAATACGACGCCTCACAAGACCCGTATTCTTTCCTGTTCGACGAGGATCAGGCACGTAAAGCTGCGTCTGCTGTTAAGATCTTCCAGGATGTTTCTGTTGGATCCTCCAAGGAAAAAATGAAAGAGCAAGGAGAACAAGAACGTGCCACCATCGGAAAAGGTGCAGAAGAGCAACGCACCTCGGCAGAGCAAGCGCAACGCTTTAGTGAGTCCGACGAAGCAAGGGACTACAACCAGGCCCAACGAGCTTATCGATATTGAGTTATTTGACCAATGGGTCGATAACTTAACATCTGCAGAACAAGAAGCCTTTACTGGTTTTGCTGCAGACACATACTCTTTTATTGAAAGCTTTCTCTATGCTCGATTTCTTGGGTATGGAGGAAGTATTGGTGCGTGCGAAGCATGGCTTAAAAGCAACTACAAAAAACCTGATCATCGCAAAACTCTTCTTTATGAGATTGAAGAGATGCAAGAAGATATCAGGAAATTGCGGGAAGACATTGATAATGGTGTTGTGAAACGTGACGCTGGCGTAGCGCGTATTGCTGGCATGCAAAAAGAGCTACGTGGCACCATTGCACAGGTAGAGGCTTTTACAGCCAATCGTGATCGCAAAGGATTGCTTATGGCGGGCGCTGATCGCGCCATACGTGAGCTCATGGCTGTGTTTAAAGACGATCCAATTGAGATCCCCCTGGAAGAAGCAACGATGAGCGTGTGGGCCAAAATGCAACTTGAGGAATAGCAGGCCTAAAATATAAAAAACACCTTTACTATGGGCGCAAATACAGATGCCCCGGAGTTTGCAGGCCGTCTCTCCACTATCGTGCGAGAGATTCAACGCAATCGCATGGGACGAGAGATTAAACAGCCTACGCAAAATGTTGCAGGTGCAGCAGAAAATTTGTTTAACAAAATGCAGCCACAACCTGGCACCCTAAAAAACAATGCCTAACAAAATGCCGCCACAGCTTCTTGCTCACTTCAAGAAAAAAGAAGCAAAAAAAGAAGACGGTTCAGATATGGATGACAAGGAGAAACGTAAGGCTGCGTTAGATAAGGCGCGTAAATACAAAGAACAAAAACAACGCACAGAAGAAGAAAAGTAAGTTAGCATTCACATATAAGTTGAATATTAATTGTTGTGCCAGCCTATCAACACCTTGCTTATCGCCGTAACGCTAGGGCTGCAGCACGTAGACAACAAGTACGACCCCCAAAAAACATTGAGACCTTACAACGTGCAAGAGATGACTTTGGTTTCTTTTGTGAGTACGTTGCTGATAAACCTCCGGCTGAGCACCATTTAAATTGGCATCGACATTTTGTCACAAACGAAGACAGTAACTGCCTTATTAAAATTGCTGGTCCCAATGTAGATTTGTTGGCTCCACGTGGTAGCGCCAAGAGTACAGTACTTGGCCTGTTAACTGCATGGGCAATTGGCGTTCACACGCAAGCCAAACTTCCTCTTCAGATCCTCTACCTTTCTTATACAGTCGATATTGCACGTTCCAAGTCCGCAACCATTAAGCGCATCCTGGAAAGCAAAAGATATCAAGAAGTTTTTCCTACCGTAAAACTTCTTAAGAATGTTGCAAGCAATGAGTACTGGTCTATCGACCACCGATTTGCAGGTATTGATACAACAGGCGAAGAACAGTTCACGCTTTGCGCAGCAGGCCTAAAAGGTTCCGTGACTTCCAAGCGTTCTCATCTTGTGATGATTGATGACGCCATTAAATCTGCAGCTGACATCGCAAATCCAGACATTAGAAAACAAATGCAAGAAAACTGGAATGCGGTTATCGCACCAACAATGTTTGAAGGCGCAAGAGCAATTTGCCTTGGTACACGCTTCCGTCATGATGACATTCATGCAACAACTTTTAACGAACAAAATAACTGGCGTCAAATTGTTTTGTCTGCAATTCAAAATAATCCCAGTACGGGCGATGAGGTATCTTATTGGCCAGAAATGTGGTCACTGGATTATCTGAAGGAAAAGAAACGACAAGCACCAATTGCTTTTTCTTTCCAGTACATGAATCAGGTCGTGAGACAAAATGAATTGTCTCTGGCACCAGAATTAATTGTTAAGGCGGATATTTCAACCGAATTTGATACGCTAGGAATTGGGGTCGATCTTTCTGCTGGCACTAAAGAAAAGAACGATTACACCGTAATGATTCTCGGTGGACGAATTGAAGATCGCATCCATATTATCGATTACAGAAGAATCAGAGTAATGGGAAACCTTGAAAAACTAGATGCAATGAAAGAACTTCTTAACGACTGGTCCATTATTGGGAACGATGAGAAAGGCAATTATTTCCCAACGCATTCAACTTGTGACATTTGGTCAGAAGCAGTGCAGTACCAAGCTTCTTTAGAGGCTGACTTTAAAAGGGTATGCCTTAATAACGAAGGTCTCTACAACTTGATTTGGCATCCCGTCAAAGGTTTCCGTGCAGATAAGCTGGCACGGTTTCGCGGGATCATGGGAATGTTCGAGGATCGTAAAATTATCTTCAATAGATTTAGGAACTTCACTAATCTTTTCGAGGAACTCACAAATTTCGGAGTAAGTGGTCATGATGATTGCGTAGATGCTCTCGTGTGGTTGGTCACAGGCTTAGCAAAAAAAGGACAATTGCACATTGATTACTAATCTTAGAATTAAAAAAAAGAATTTTGTCGTGGGCCCAGAATATCTTGCGCTTGCAGTTACTGCTATTGTTTCTGCAATAACTGGCGGTACATGGACTGCCAATAAAATTCTGGAACGCCAACAAGAACGTATTCAACACGTATTTAAATACACCGATTCACAAAAAAGGCGAATAGATACCTTGGAGGATCAGGTTAATCGAATGCCCATGGAATATGTACTAAAGGTTGACTTCCTAAGAGAAATAAAAGAAATGCATGATAATTTTCGCGAAATTAACAATAAACTTGATAAGCTAATGGAAAAGCTTTTGTCCAAATGAGTTACATTCTTGAGGTACAAGAAGACGAAAACGGCGATCAGTACATTGTTCTGCCTGAAGAGGTGATAGAAGAGCTGGGCTGGCAAGAAGGCGATGTCCTTAATTGGGATGTCCGTGGCACCGGAATTTCTATTTCTAAAGTAAATGATGCCGCTGGTTATGAAGTTATAGAAGAGTAGAATAAACGGATCGAGGTTATAAGTAGATGATTTACAAAGGAATGGAGAATGTCCCTGGCGCACCACGTAACCTAGTGGCGGGCGGTAATTTCATGGGTGGCGCAGGCAGCGCCATTAATCCCGAAGCATTCAGAAAAGATTCACGCCAACAAAAGATCTACAACAAAGGAATGGGCACAGATAATCCGAATGAGAAGCAGCTGTTCCTCAAAAAAAGCGGCCCACAACTCCCCATGGCAGGACCTGGAAATATAGGTGGCATGCTGTTTGCCCAAGCACCTACTTTCTACGGAGATACCATTGACATGGGGCCATCCCCTGGCACCTACTCAAACATGCCAGTGATTCCTAATGAAGTGGAAGAGCAAATTCAACGCGAAGAAATGCTAGAACAATTCCGCAATCGCGCTTTTCCTCCTACGCAACTTCCAGCTGGTTTTGACGGTAAATATGTTACTTGAACTGCTAGTATGTAATTAAAGCACAAGGTAAATAATGGCTGCCGACGCAAAGTCTCGACTTAAAGAAATTGTAGACTCTTACCTGGAGAAAGACGGAGGGTCTTCAGTTGATACTGGAATCGTAGCGTCCCATATTGCACAAATGAAACTCTTTGGCATTCGTCAAGGAGTAGAGTTTTTCCCATCTCAAGATAACTTTGGCGGCCAACGCAAAGATTTTATTGATCGCGTACTTAAATACAACAAGATGGATATCCGCTTGGATTCCATCTGGGAGTACTTTCTTTGTGATGGCAAGGGTTTATTTTATATTCGACCTACAAAATTTAATTATCGGCTTTATTATTTCCGCGCTCACGAGTACCGCTCTTTCTATAACGTTGACGGAGAGCTAGATGAAGTTGTGATCATCTACAGCTACAAGGTACGCAATGGCTTTGGGCTAAATGACAACATGAATACCTCCAACCTATCCGGGATGGGTACCAATGGGGGCCAGGGGTCTAAGCGTTATATTCGCTTATCCATTAAAAATGACACAATTGAAGAGACGCACTCTGAAGGCGAATTGTCATTTGAGATGCCAAGCTATGCGGTTTCCGGCAAAACAAAAACGTTTACCAATACGCTAGGCTTTATTCCTTGCGTTGAAATTTTTAACAATCCCAAGGGATTTTCAACGGAAGGGGTCGGTGAGTTTGACGCATTAGCTAATCACATCATTATTCATGATGAAATGGTCCGGACAATGCGGAAGAACGTACAGTTCTTTGGCAATCCAACGTTACTTTCATCGCGTCCCAAGACTGACTTAATGGAGTCTGGGGGTGAATCAGTTATTCAACGTCCTTCTATTGCAGCGAACTCTGGTTTTACTGGGCTTAGTTCCTTAAGCGAATCTCGCTTTAAAGCTGATCCAATCATGCGTGGAGTGGATGGTCAGCTCCGTGTGCCACGTATTATTGCAAACCTGGAACCAAACGACCGCGTTGGTTACATTGTTCCAGATGCAATCACAGGCGACCAAAATGCTTTTGCACGTCAATATAGGGAAGAAGTTCGCACTGCTCTTGGCGGTGTAGACGAGCTTTCTATTTCTGCGGGTGTTACCGCTACTGAGTACAAATCTTTGTTCGGCCGAGTTTCTGCCACATCAAAGAAAAAAGCAAATGCAATCTACACGCATGGCATTTGTCGTTGCCTTGAATTAATTGTTTACCAGGAGGAGCAGTTATTTAAAACCAGCCTTGCACAAGCTGCTCAGATTGAAAAGCCAGTTCGCCCTTCTCCGGATGCACCTGAGGAAGAAAAGGCCGCTTACGAAGAAGCGCTACAGCAGTACGAAGGAAAAGTTAAACAATTAATGATGG